AAATCTATCACTTGCAGGTCAGTCAAGTTAGGAAACATTATCTCTTGTCCTATTCCAAACTTTCTACTTCTACATAAAGTTTTATCACAAAGACTACACATAGGTTCATCTTTGCATTTATATCCCCATTCTTTTTTATCATGTTGTTTTGTAATTATATCTACTTCTGTATCTGACAATGGTTTATCCATTGCAGTTTCGTTAAACACAACCACTTTTGATTTCCAATTGTCTGGCCATTTATTTTTTGCATACACACCATAGTGAAATAACGCATTGTTACGTCCACCTTCACCGACTTTGTTTTGTGCCATAAGTTCTATGCAAGGTGGTCCATCAGAGTATGGAGTCTCTGGTCTTTTAATTTGTAATTCTTCTAATTGTTGTGGTGTAATTTTTTTATCGTCATACAATTCAACAAAACCTTTTAAGTTAACAGCTTTACCAAAACTATCAAAAGCATATCTTGTTGTATCATCACCATTATAGTATGGTAAATTTAAAAAATTTCCTGTATCATCTTCCGATTTTAATTCTGTTTGTTTTGGAAAAACCTCAGAGCCACTATATCCCAACACAGCTTTTATTTGTGTTAACTTATCTTGCATAAGTTTTGCAGTCACATAAGCATTTGTAAATAAAAATACATGCGCACCACCAGATTTAGATCTACATACTACTAGTGGTAATTGTAGACTAATAATTTTGTTAACTAATTTTTTATGATCAAAACCTGCATAAGAATCTATATCTATGCAACCCCACTTACATACGTTGTCATCGTTAATAGGAATTATACCTAAACTATCTGTACCTTGTAAATGTTTTCGCCATAGTTCGTCTGTGACTGGTTCTCTTTTAATAAATGATTTGCCTTGCACTTTTGTGCCATCACCATTTGATTGACCAACTTTAGTGACACCATGTGCACGCTCTAATCCTGTAAATATTTCTTTAAAACTTTCTATCATAGCACTGTAAAAAGTGGGCGTATCCACTCTCGCTTAGACGCCCACTACCTAGGATTCTAGTATGGTTGCTTAGTATCGTTCTCTTCTGAACTAAACTTAGCTTGAGTCTCACCTTTACCTACACTTGTTGCAAATTGCTTTGCCATGTTATAGATACCTGTATCCTCAACAGGACCAACTTTAGCTACATCCCAACCAAACCATGTTCCTTTGTCATTAGACATCTGAACGGTTGATAGTTTATAAATATGGCTATAAGTAGGCGGTGTAAACAAACCATTTTTACCCTGCATTTTTAAACCCATCATCATTGAGTTCCATTTTCTACTATTAATTGAGTAGACTTCATAGATATCAATGCTGTCTCTGGATTTTTACCAACAACAAGTACAAAATGATTAGCGGTGTTATCAAGATAGTTACCGTTTGGTAATCTATCTTTGTAGTCTTTACCTCTAGTCGTTTGGCTAACGATATCACTATCTGCCTCGTGAATCGCAACAGGTGCACCACTACTTGTGCCTCTGTCTTGCCATTCAATGTACTGTCTTTTGTAATGACATGGTATAACTTCTATACTGTCATACAACTCGTTGGTTACAGTGTTTATGATTTTGCCTGGCTCTGCGCCCTCGACATATTTACCATCTCTTTTGTTAACCTCTGGAGATAGTTGGCCCAAAATTTTTAAGAAGGGTAACGCAAGATCTTCTTGCGATATATTTTGAGCACCCATGTTTGCATCAGCTTCAAATAAATTTGTTGCCAATGCTCCTTCTGTTTTAGTTGCTACTTGGTTCATGTTACTTGTTCCTTTTTATTGTAGTTTTATTCTCCGAGAATACCCCGAAGATTTC